CGTCGCGGCGCAGCTGCCCGCAGCATTCGCCCCGGTGGCCGAGGACGCCGTGGTGGTCAACATCGATCCGACCCCCATGCCGACCGAGGAGCTTGTCGCCGAGGCCGTCAAGGCAGTGAAGAAGGCCGCCCCGCGGAAGCCTCCGAAGGGGGAGTGACCCGGTGAGCTACGTCGACCTCGACACGTTCACCGAGTACGTCCGCGACTACGTCGGCACGTCCGACAGCGCAGTGCACGCCGCCGCGCTCCTCGCCGCCGAGGAGCTCGTCGACCAGTACACGCAGCGCTCGTTCAACGTCGCCTCGGGCACGCCGTCGGCGCGCGTGTTCACGCCCGCCAGGTCGCATCAGGCGGTGCTGCGCATCGACGACTGCGTGTCGGTCACGTCGATCGTCGACAACGACAACACGCTGACCGCTGCCGACTACCAGCTCGAGCCGCTCAACGGCCAGAACCGCGCCGGTGCGTTCCGTCCCTACGAGGCGATCCGTCGCCTCAACGGCACGTGGGCCTACAGCGCCGGCGAGGCGCTCTGCGTCGTCACCGCCGACTGGGGCTGGGAAGCCGTGCCGAGCGCGGTCGTCGAGGCGACGAAGATCACGGGCCGGGACATCCTGCAGCAGCGCAACACGACCAGCGGTGTGGCCGGCTTCGACCAGTTCGGTGCCGTGGCCGTGCGCCTCAACCCCATCGCCATGACGCTGCTCGCACCTCTGCGCCACGTCGAAGCCTTCGGGATCGCCTGATGGCGCTCGACCTGCGAGCCATCCGCGAGGCGGTGGCGCAGCGAATCCAGGACCGGTGCAAGGTCACGGCCTACGCGCACCCGACGAACTCGGTGGTGTTCCCGCAGGCGACCGTGCTGCCGGGCGTCCCGTACGTCACGTACCACATCACCATGCACACCCGCGTCGAGGTGCGCCTGCAGGTCGTGGTGCGAGTGATCGCCGCCGACCTGGCGTCGGCGCAGATCGCCCGTGACGAACTCGTCAACGCCGGCACCGGCGAGGTGCGGTCGATCTTCGACGCCCTCGAGGAGATCACCTCGCCGGCCACCACCCCGACGCTCGGCGGCGCGGTCGACAACATCCACGTCGTGAGTGTCGACGCTCCGCAGGGTGTGCGCGACGGCGATCAGTTCGAGTTCACCGCCACGTTCGACGTCGTGATCCAAGCAACGAGGAGCTGACGCATGGCCGTCTACACCAACACCCACGTCGCTGCGTACGTCGACTCGCTCGGCTTCCACGCGTTCGCCGACACCGTGAACCTCGACGCCTCGTTCGAGGAGCGCGACGCCACGGTGTACGCCTCGGGCGGCTGGCGTCGCCGCAAGGTCGGCCTCGGTCAGCACATGCTGCGCGTCGAGGGCTTCCAGGACTACGCCACCACCGGCGTCGATCCGACATTCCCCATCTCCGGTGTCGGCGGGCTCAACGCCTACACGGTCGCCCCGCAGAACCTCGCCGCATCGCTCGGCGATCCGTGTTTCATCGGGCAGGGTGTGCTCAACGACTACCAGCCGCTGACCGGCGAGGTGGGCGAGATGGCCCGCTTCGGGTTCGGCTGGGCGGGCACGGCGCAGATGGTGCGCGGGCAGATCCTCCACCCCGAGGCGGCCCGCACCGCGACCGGCAACGGCACCGCGGTGGCGTTCACGCCGCCGACCGCCAGCCAGGCGCTCTACGCCTCGTTCCACGTCCTGTCGGTCTCCGGCACCGGGACCATCACGTTCAACGTGCAGACCGACGACAACTCGGGCATGACGACCCCCACCACCCGCATCACCTCGTCTGCATTCGCGGCGGTCGGCGGCCAGGTGTCGTCGCTCGCCGGAGCACTGACGTCGGAGTCCCACGCACGCGTGATCTGGACCATCTCGGGCTTCACGAGCGTGACGTTCGTCGTCGCCGCCGGCGTCCTCTAGTTCCCCACCCCAACCCCTCACCCACCCCAACGAAGGAGGCGGCGTCATGGCCGTGTTCACCCTCACCTCATGCACCGCCCTGATGGGTACCGCCTGGACCGGCACCGCGCCCGGCGATCCCGGCACCCAGACGGCGTCGGGCACGATCACCAGCACCACTGACCTGTCGGCGATGCTGTACTCGATCGACATCGCAGTCGCTGCCGACGAGCAGGACTTCACCAACTTCGCCTCGGGCGGCTGGCGCGTGAAGCGCTCGGGCCTGAAGGCGGGCACGCTGCAGCTGAACTTCTACCAGGACTTCGCCGCCAGCCAGGTCGACGCGCTCTTCGGCCTGTCGGGCTCGCTGATGCCGATCGGTGGGAACGGCACGTACTACATCGACATCAAGCCGACCAGCTCGGCGCGCGGTTCGACCAACCCGTCGACCGTGGCGCAGCTCATCCCTGCCGGCTCGTACTCGCCGATCAGCGGCGCGGTGGGCGACAAGGCGATCGTGTCGCTGCAGATCCCGACCACGGGCCTGGTCGCTCGCCTGACGAGCTGACGTGGCGATCGACGACTTCGCCGACTGGTCGAAGCGCCTGTATGGCCTCGGGGACGACCTGAAGGCGAAGGGGCTGCAGGAGATTCAGGACGCTGTCGGCATGGCCGGCAAGGAGTCGGTCGCCGATGCCGTCACTCGCACGCCTGCTGCGTCCGGCTCACTCGCCGACGGCATGATGTCCGGCTGGCCGCGCCCGATCATCGGCTCGTTCAAGTCGACGGGCTCGCAGGTGGCGATCACGCCGCAGGGGCGTGCGACCGGCCCGATGCGCGTGCTCGAGGACGGCCGCAAGGCGTACAACGCCGGAGACCTTCGGGTGAGGGGCTACGGCAAGGTGCGCGCCAACGGCTTCCGCGCCGTGAAGACGACGGCCGTGAACGGGCGCGTCGGTGCGACTCGCGGCAAGAACACGTGGACGAACGCAGCGCGCGACATCTCCGAGGAGTACCTCGACGTGGCTGCGAAGGCGCTGAACAAGATCCTGATGCGCTACTACGGGCGGTGATTCATGGCTGACCAACTGAAGGTCGTCGTCGACGTCTCCGTCGACAAGGCTGCGAAGAACCTCAAGCAGCTCGGCAAGCAGGCCAAGGACACGGGCGGCGATATCGCCGACATCGGCCAGGACGTGAAGGGCCTCGCGAAGCTGATCGACCAGCAGACCGATGCGATGGTCGCCGACTTCGAGGCGGGGGAGAGGGCAGCCAAAGCGCTCGCCACTGCGCTCGGCCCCGAGATGGCCGCGAAGATCGGCGACGACAAGATCGACCAGTTCATCGGCAAGATCCGCCGCGCCGGGTTCTCGTTCGAAGAGGTCGAGAGCAACGTCGACGAGCTCGCCCAGTCGCTCCGCAAGATGGACGCGGCGTCGTCGTCGATCGGTGACGTCGACAAGGCGATGGCCCGCGTCGGGGAGACCACCGACAACACGCGCTCCGTCGTCGCCAACTTCGCCGGCAACGCCGCACAGGAACTCCCGGGCGTCGCTGCGGCGATGGGGCCGATGAACATGGCGATCGGCCAGTTCGCCGAGTACGCCGCCGAAGGCAACATCAGCCTGAAGAACTTCATCGCCGCATCCGGCGGTCTCGTCGCTGCCGGTGCAGTGCTGAAGGTCATCAGTGACCGCATGTCCGCAGTGGCCAAGATCGACGCCTTCAAGGAGAAGTCGGTCGAGGGCTACACCGACGCGCTGAAGGACGCACGCGGCGAGGTCGAGGCGATCCAGAAGGCGCTCGAGGAAGCCGGGAAGGTCGAGTTCATCTTCGGCGACGGCGACCCGTCCGCGTGGACCGGCGGCATCTCGGTGATCGGTGACGCCACCAAGGCGCTGCAGCTGCTCGGCCTCAACGCCCAGCAGACCGCGCAGCTGATCAATGGCGGCGAGGATGCGATCAGCGACTGGGGCGCGTCGCTCATCGAGGCCGGCGCGTCGCAGGACATGGTCGAAGCGGGCATGGACGCCCTGCGTCAGCAGGCCGACTTCTTCGCCCAGGCCGTCGACAACGCAGCGACGAACACGGCGTATTTCTCCACTGAGGTGAAGGGCGCCGGCGACTGGGCCGAGTACTACCGGTCGCGCACCGAGGCCGCGACGGAGCAGGGCGACTACTTCGCTGGTTCCGCCGACCGTCAGCGCGAGGCGTTCCGCAAGGCGACCGAAAAGGTGCGCGACATGCGCGACGCCGTCGAGGAGCTCTACGGCAT